ATGAGCAGGGCAATTCATAGACTTAGCGACACTCTTTTACGAAAATTAAGCGGATCACCAACCACAAAAAACACCTTTTTTAATGATGGTGGCAACCTTAGCGTAAGGCATTCAACCAATGGCCTGTTAACCTGGTATTTCACTTACAGGGCCGGAACAGGCAGGAAGGTAGCCCCTGAACGTCTGAGGCTGGGAAATTATCCAGATTTGAGCCTGAAAGCAGCCAGGGAAAAAGCGTCGCAGTGTCGCGCCTGGCTTGCTGAGGGTAAAAATCCACGCCATGAGCTTAATCACACCGTACAGGAAGCGTTATCACCTGTTACGGTTAAGGAAGCGCTCACTTACTGGCTTGAATCGTACGCGAAGGAAAAGCGCACAGATTACGAATCTCTGAAAAGCCGGATCAATACACACATAATCAGCCATATTGGTGCTATGCCGCTGGAAAAATGCGAGCTACGCCACTGGCTGACCTGTTTTGATCAGCTTGCTAAGCGTAATCCGGTATCAGCAGGATTTTTGTTACAGGTATGCAAGCAGGCGCTTAAGTACTGCCGCAAACGACGCTACGCAATTACCAACGTTCTAGATGATATGGTTGTAGGTGATGTTGGGAAAAAAGCAGAAATAAGCGAGCGCATACTAACAAACAAGGAGCTTGGGGAATTACTCCGCGCCCTGGATGAAAAAATTTACCCACCGTACTACAGCGCCCTGATTCGCCTCCTGATTGTCTTCGGATGTCGTACCACTGAGCTAAGACGCTCTGAGGTCCAGGAATGGGATTTTAAAGAAATGCTCTGGACCGTGCCGAAAGAACATAGCAAAACGAAGGTAGCAATATTCAGGCCAATACCGGAAGCGATCTTGCCGTTCGTAACGAAGCTGGTGGAGCAGAACAGGCACACGGGATTATTGCTCGGAGAACTGAAAGGGCAATCATCCGTATCAGAGTACGGAAGAACGGCACACAGACGTATTAATCAAGCCCCCTGGACGTTGCACGACATCCGGCACACGTTTACAACGATGCTGAACGATTTAGGCGTGGATCCTCATGTAGTGGAGCAGCTAACCGCGCACCAGTTGCCAGGAATGCAACGAGTCTATAATCACTCCCGTTATCTTGATGCAAAACGTGACGCTCTTAATCTATGGGTTGAGCGTCTCGAGCTTCTCCAGAACAATGATGAAAAAATCGTTGTTATGACCCCGCGAATTTACTCCCAAAATTCTTGACAAATTACGGCTATTTTTCTTGCGAAAAATAGCCCTCTAAAATAAATCGTCGAATATCGGCAAATATCGACGATTTATATGTGTCAAGTATTGAAAAAATTTGAAATGTCTTCTTCTGAGTTCTTATTCTCTGTTTCTTGATTGTTCCAACACCTGATGGTTTATCTATTTGTTTTTAATGAGATAATTTAAGTGTAATACCAAATGACGACATTTTTTTGTTGCGTCGCTTAAAAACTCGTGACACGATTTTATGAACAGCAGCAAACTCTAGCGAACTTTGACGAACATAAAGTTCAGAAAGGTTACGTATTCAATTTAAGAGGTAAGAAAAGCTAAGAAGTAATATCTTTCCGTATATCCACAGCGAAACAAAAATTTCTATACGTAATTTTATGTAGGACTTTTTATGCGCGAAATAAATGAAGATCGTGTAATCCGCGAAAAAGAATGCAGAGAGCTAACAGGCGTTTGCCGCACAACTCGTTACGAGATGGAAAAGCAGGGCCGCTTCCCCTCACGTATCAGTCTCGGCGGTCGTTCTGTTGGCTGGGTTAAGTCTGAGGTTATGGAATGGGTTAAAAGCAGAAATCGTATTAATTCAGGTAAGGCAGCGTAGGGGGAACATATGACACATAAAACAAAGGCGACCTGTGGCGGTCGCCAATGGGAAAACACTAAACATAAGCCAGAACATCATAGCGATTTGCTGTCTGGTGGGCAATGTGCTCAGTGTGCTGGCTTGCTGGTGGGCTATTCCTGCTCTTTGGCCTTGCGGCGCTGGCGGCGTTTGATTTCGCCGCGCATGGCTGCGTTTATAAACTGTCCCGTGCTTTCGCCTTCTTCTTTCACGTTCTCCATGCCTTCAATAATTTCATGGGCAATACGTGCAGTTACAGATTGTGATTTTGCATTCTTTGGACCCGTTGCCATGTTTAACCCCTCATGTTTTTGGTGTAAGACAATATACACGAAAAAAAAATATTTTGAAGGGTTGACGTGTAAGACACCATTATTTTACATTGTGTCTTACACCTTATTGATGAAAGGCACAGAAACGACGAAACCCCGCACTGTAGGAGCAGTAACGGGGCTTCTAACCACCAACGATAGCAACAGTATCGAGGTAGCTATGAGAAATCATACCACACACCCGAAAGGGCGGGACTCGCACAACCTGAATAAATACATCTGGCGTTTTATCGCCCTGAGCACGGCACAACCGCGCGTGATTACCATTGAGGCCACCAGCGAACAGGAAGCACGCCAGCAATCCCCGGCTGGCTGCGTGATGGTATTCGCCGCCCGTATTCGTCAGGGGGTGTGCCATGCCTGACATGACCAATTACCAGTACCTGATTAATCCGCATTTTAACTGTGAGCATGATATTGCTAAAAAAGTTTATTCCGCTGCGGATGGGGCTACTGACAATATATCAATGGGTATTGCGTCAATTGGTAGCCTGATGTGGTATGCGTCAGAAAATAAGGAATATGACGAAAAGTCCATGCGCATTGATATGGGTAATATCGGTTTGTTACTGGCAATGCTTGGGCAGTTTGATATTTCGTTACGGTGCACCATTGAAAATGCCAAAGATGCATTAAATGCTATAAAGAAAGCGAATACTGATTTAAATCGGGGATAAATAATCATGAGAACATATTTATCTGGCTTGACTGCCAGCGGTTATGCACACCCCCAAATTATCCCCGGCGCTATTTATCTGGATAAGAACGGTAACAGAGTAACGGTAAAAGAACTGATGTTTGACCGAGTGTATTTTATCCGTGATGGCTATTCATTTCTTAGTTCGCTGAACGTGGAGATCTTTATTAGCAGATTCAGGCGGGAAATCCCGCTTTCCAGAAATAACCATGTGTCATGTATGGATGTTGATAAAAAACTACAGGAACTAAAAAACATGATTGCCGCGTGGAGAGAGCAGAAATGAAAAAAGCGCCAAATTTAAAACACCAGCCACGTGACAAAATGACGGAAGTCATCATTTTTGCGGGTAGTGATGCGTGGGCACATGCGAAGCAGTGGCAGGAACAGGACGGGCGACTGGCTGGCGACAGCGTGCCTCCTGTCTGGCTTGGAGAGCAACAACTTGCCGAACTGGATAAGCTGCAAATTGTGCCGGAAGGCCGAAAATCAGTACGCATATTCAGGGCCGGACATCTTGAGCCAGTAATGATCAAGGCGATTGGTCAGAAGCTGGCGGCGGCAGGCGTACAGGATGCAAATTTTTACCCTGATGGAATGCACGGTCAGGAGGTGGAGAACTGGCGCGAATATCTAGCCCGTGAGCGGCAGAATCTTTCTGATGGTCTGGTTATTGAGTTTCCGGTAAAGAAAAAAGATACCGGAAGCCATAGCGATGACGAATTAAAGCCACGCGTTGAAAGTCGCGCCGATGGTGTTTTCTGGGTAACGCCCAAAGTGGATAAGCAGTCAGGCGAAATTATCCGGCCTGAGACGTGGTTATGTTCTCCGCTTGAACTACTGGGAACGGGGACGATCGGTAAAGAGCATTACCGCGTGATGCGCTGGAAAAAAACCGCAAACCATGAAGTCATCACAATGGCGATCCCGTGTGGTGGTATCGGCGACCGTGACGGCTGGCGGTTACTTAAAGATCACGGGCTGAACGTGACAACCAACGGCAAATACAGGGCAATCCTGGCGGACTGGATGCAGTTAAGCGGAAGCCATGAGGAATGGCAGTTAAGCACAACAACGGGCTGGCATTTTGGCGCGTACATCATGCCGGACGGTTCGATCATTGGTGAATCTGAAAAACCGATCCTGTTTACCGGAAAAAGCGCCGCGATTAACGGTTATTCCGTGGCGGGCACGGCGGATGGCTGGCGCGACAGCGTGGCGCGGCTGGCTGGCGGTAATGCCTCAATGATGCTGGGTGTGGCAACGTCACTGGCAGCGCCTTTAATTGGCCTTGTGGGTGCTGACGGCTTCGGGGTGCATCTTTTCGAACAGTCATCGGCAGGTAAGACCACCACGCAGAACATCGCATCAAGTTTATGGGGAGAGCCGGACGCGCAGCGGCTGACCTGGTACGGCACGGCGTTAGGTATTGCCAATGAGGCCGAGGCCCATAATGACGGGCTTTTACCACTGGATGAGATAGGCCAGGCCGGAAATGCGCGGGAAGTGTCAACGTCTGCTTATACGCTGTTTAACGGTTCAGGGAAATTGCAGGGGGCGAAGGATGGCGGCAACAGGGAGATCAAACACTGGCGAACGGTGGCAATCAGCACCGGAGAAATGGACGTTGAGACATTCCTCAAAAGTGAGGGGATAAAAGTTAAGGCGGGGCAGCTTGTCCGACTGCTTAACGTTCCGATGGAAAAAGCCACGAAATTTCACGAATACAGCAACGGTAAGGAACATGCTGACGCGTTAAAGGATGCCTGGACAGCAAATCACGGGGCGGCGGGTCGTGAGTGGGTTAAATGGCTGGCAGGCCACCAGCAGGAGGCAAAGGATACGGTAAGGGAATGCCGCGAACGGTGGCGCAACCTGATACCGGAGAGCTACGGCGAGCAGGTCCACCGCGTGGGTGAACGTTTCGCCATACTGGAGGCCGCGCTTGTGCTTTCCGGTCATGTAACTGGCTGGGTCGTGCAGGAATGCCGCGACGCGATACAGCATAACTTTAATGCCTGGGTGAAGGAGTTCGGCACGGGTAACAGGGAATTTAAACAGATGGTTGAACAGGCTGAGGCGTTTTTGTCGTCGTTTGGGTTTAGCCGCTACCTTCCGTACCCCAATACAGATGAGCGTGATTTACCGATTAAAGAGCTTGCCGGATACAGAAAAGGGAGCATTCGCAACGAAGATGACGAGATGCGCTATTACACGTTCCCGCACGTGTTTGAGAGTGAGATAGCGAAGGGATTTAATCCGGCGCATTTTGCGCGTGCCCTGGATGCTGCCGGAATGCTGGAGAAGGGAAGCGATCGCCGATACAAAAAAAAGGCGCTGGGCAAGATTGGGGGTAAGCAGCATGTTTTTTACGTGCTGATGTTCCAGCCTGATGATGAAGATTAATCCCCTGTGTGAGGAAAAAAATTGCGGGTTATGCGGGTTATCCTGTGTATAAGTGTATTAAGTGCATGAATATAAAGGAAACCAATAACCCGCACGTAACCCGCAAAAGGGCATTTATAACCCGCAAAAGCACGATTATAACCCGCAGGCGAATAACTGAAGTAACACCGGACAGTCATGCGTAACCCGCAGAAAAAACCCCGTTTGCGGGTTATTTTGAGCGTTTTGCGGGTTACGTGGTGAGCAAATAATAAACAGGGCGTTTTGCAAAATACTGATATAAAAGGATAAAAAATGGTTAGCACGCTAAGATAACCCAATAACCCGCATAACCCGCACATGTTTCTATATATATAAATTGAGGTGGCAAATGACCAGAACACGCAGAGACAGAACAGAGCCAAAATATAAAGCGTTAGACATGACTGAGCACACCTTAAAGGTGGCAATCAGAACGATAGACCGCCACACGCGGGAAGGATACGCGAAGGAACATCCCGACCTGATAAGCGCATTCATGACCACGGCGGCGGAAAACTTTGCCACGCTGACAGAACGGGAGATTGCCGAAGCGGAACAGGTAACAACCATCAACGTTAAAACCGGAGAGGTGGAATCATGACAGCACAGATAGCGGCTTACGGTCGGCTGGTGGACGACCCGCAGGTAAAACAGACCAGCAAGGGCACACCGATGACGCTGGCGCGTATGGCGGTATCACTGCCATGCAGTCAGGCACAGGACGGACAGGCGACGTTATGGCTATCGGTCATCGCATTTGGTAAGCAGGCCGACTTCCTGGCTAAACATCAAAAAGGCGACGTTGCCAGCGTATCCGGCACGATGCAGGTAAGCCAGTGGACCGGACAGAACGGGGAGACGCGTCAGGGTTATCAGGTTATTGCAGACAGCGTAATCAGTGCCCGTGCGGCACGTCCTGGCGGGAACAGACGCAAAACCACAGGCGCACAGGGTAATCAGCCACCAGCGGGAGGCGATGACCCTTACGGTGATGATATTCCGTTCTGAGGGGGTGACGATGGTACATGACCGCATAGCGGAAGAACTCGAAGCGAAAGGATTTTACCGGAGGGCGGCGGCGCGATGGGGTGAAGTCATGATGCTGGTGGAGACAGACAAGGAACGGCATCACATCACGATGCGACGGCTGGAATGTTCCAGGAAGGCACAGAGGCCACCGGAGCCGCCAACGGAGAACTATGCAGACCTGAGAAATGCAGTAAATCGCACTTACGCAGACATGGGGCTGAGCAAATTAGCAGAGTAGGAATACCAGAACCACACCACACAGCCGGAGCAATCCGGCTTTTTTGCGCCCAAAAAAAGCCCGATAAGGTCAGAGGTGGCTTATCGGGCTTTTGCATATGAGGTTTTTTGGTGCACTGACACACATGATCGGGATAATAATTTCATAATTTGCAACGCAACTCAATATCATTGCACAAAATGCAATCATGATTATAATCATAACTGGATGAACATCCAGTTATGATTTTTTAAGTCAAAGAGGAATTTCTTACTATGGCTGAAGAGAAAAAAGGCGGTGTTTCGGTGTACATAAGCCCCGACATCGTGAAGGCGCTCAAGGAACGCCACCAGCAGAACGTAAAAGCAGGCATTGCGGCAGGACTTGATCCGCTGGCGATGGTTGAGCCGTCAACAGGCTGGCAGGTACGCGCCTATTTACGCGCGGCGCTGGGTATGAATCAGGTTCACGGGGGTGAATAATGACAGTAAAAGCAATAGCACTTAACACTAACCAGCTTTTTGCGTACCTGAATCGCGAGGATATTGCGGAATTTAAATTCAGTCCGCTGTTTACCGCGCTGTTTTTCCCGAACGTGGCGACATTCAACACACAGGACATCATGTTAGATAACCTGGATATTGAAGAAGTCACTATGTCGGCGTTTTGTTCGCCTATGGTGGGTAGCCAGGTTCAGCGCGATAAAGGGTACGAAACAAGCATTATTCGCCCTGGCTACATGAAGCCAAAACACGAAATCGATCCATTAAAAACAATAATGCGCATGGCTGGAGAAGATCCAGCACAGCTTAACGACCCTACCTACCGCCGTATGCGCCTGATTACTGGCAACATGCGCCGCCAGATAAACGCCATTAAAGCGCGCGTGGAATGGCTGGCGGTAAATGCGGTAACGACCGGAAAAAACATCATTGAGGGCGAAGGCATAGAGCGCTATGAAATCGACTGGAAGATACCGGAAAAAAACATCATAGAGCAGGCCGACGGTAAAAAATGGTCAGAGCAGGACAAAGACATACACGACCCAATCTATGACATTGAGCTATACGCAGATCAGGCAGGTTGCCCCGCAAACGTCATGATTATGGGCGTTGATGTATGGCGCATGTTACGCAGCTTTAAAAAATTCCGTGAACTGTACGATCTCTCCCGTGGTTCAGAATCCGCCGCAGAGCTGGCATGTAAAAACCTGGGCGAAGTGGTGAGCTTTAAAGGCTATCTTGGTGATCTGGCCCTTATCGTCTATTCCGGCAAATACACTGACAGCGACGGCACAGAAAAATATTTCCTTGAGCCTGATTTGCTGGTCCTGGGCAACACCAACAATAAAGGGCTGGTGGCCTATGGTGCGATTATGGAACAGGAAGCGGTAAGAACGGGCGCAACGCAAAACATGTTTTACCCGAAAAACTGGATTGAGGACGGCGATCCGGCGATTGAGTACGTGCAGACGCACAGCGCACCGCAGCCGGTTCCGGCAGATATTCGCAAATTTGTTACCGTCAAAATTGGTTAACGGGGGGATTCTATGGACACTCCATACATTGAGTTATTTGCAGGCAGTCAGCAGGTATCCACGACGCTGGTACATTTTGCCGCTGATGCTGGCGTTATTCAGGAATTTACCCCGCTGATGCTGGCGGACAATGGCGAGTTTAAGCCGTGGGATGGTCAGGAATCTGGCAAGGCTGTTTATCTGACTTCGTACCCCGTGGACACGTCAAAGCAGAAATCAGCACAGTGTTACAAGACGGGGATATTTAATATCGCCGCCGTAAACTGGCCTGAGAGCGCCGACACTGACGCGAAAAAATGCGCCGCCTTTGCGGGTTCTGGCGTATCCGTTCAGCCGCTGGCGCGATAAGCAGGGGAAACGATGGCAACGAATGAAAGCATCATGGCGCTACCGCTGGCGAGTAAATTTAAAGCAGAAGCGCGGGCAATGGCTGACAGAGGTTTATCAACCTACGAGGCCGTATATCAACTCAACAAACTGGAAGAACAGGACAAGCCGCGCGCTGATGCGATTATGGCGCTTCATGAACATAACGACTATCAGCCGCTGTTACGTGCAATGGCAAACGTGCCATGTATTAGCGTCGATAATGCTCGTGAAATCCTGAACATGACCATAGAGCAGGAGCGCCCAAAGGTTGCACCAGAGCTTACCGCAGCCTTTGAAAACTTTATGGACATGCACAGCCCGCAAGCCGTATCAGCTGGCATGGCGTACGATGGCAGAAACCAGGGCGATGACGGCGACATCGATCGCATACTGAAAACCATCTGAGACAAGGCCGGAGAAATCCGGCTTTTTTTTACGGGTCCTTTCCGGCATATGGACCCGTTACGGGGCGGCGACCTCGCGCGTTTTCACTATTTATGAAAATTTTCCGGGATCCATGTCCGGTTTCTCTGCAAGTTAACCATATGAAAAATATAAAAACATGCTTTCTATGAACCGGACATGCGCAAAAAACAGACACTAAAACCGGACATCGTACCCGTTAACCGGAAGTGTGCAAAAATCACACGCATTGCTGCGCGTGATTAACAATTTATCGGCTTTACTGTTCTGTATAGGCTGGGTGGCGTCATGCCGTAGCCGTTCTCCGTGCCAGCATGGAATAATCCGTAGTTACAGAGCGGTAAAGTTAAAAATCACTTTCTGTTACGCCATCAAATACGCGATACAACAACCATGTGTTTTTACAAAACCATTTGATATCATTGAATTTTTTCACATTAATGACATCAAAATACATCGTAAGGTTGTTGTATTTATTTTATTTTTACCTTACTTATCAATTAGATATACCAAACAATTAAACAACAACCACCCCCTCAAAAAATCTCATAAATAGCGAAAAACCGCGAGGTCGCCGCCCCGTAACGGGCCATAATTCCAGGAAGGACCCGACGACACCAGACTATCAGAACGATGGGGGCACAATGACAGAAGCCGAAATACTGGGATTAATCCGCCGCGTTGCCGGAATCAGCCAGCAGGTTGACGAACAGGCCACGCAGCCGGACAGCGTGACCGCTGAAAATTATGCGCGTGTTGTTGCGGAGGTGATGCGCCGTGATGGTATAGAACTTAATGGCGTGGATATGCGCAACATACGAACCAGAGTTCTTGAGTTGCTGGCCTACCGTCGCCGCGTGGAGATGTATCGGGAGAAGGAGAAAATAACGTACCACTGGAAGAAGCCGGAGCGGTTGCGGCGGTAA